AAGAACAGTAGGCAGAATTCCGTCATAGCCAGTTGCATATGCAGATGTATCTGCGTTTGCGCGTGACGCGGCGGCGCCTGTTGTTGTTAGAGCGAAGTTATTGCCAGTTAGACCGACAGTTCCTGCGCCCTGAATTACGGCAGTAGTTCCCTGCGCTGTTCCCTGATAGGTACAGTTTGCTGTGCCAGTTGATGTGCCAACATAGATGTTGTAACCAATGTTGCCTTCTACGGCAGTCCAAGAGATTGAGAGAACATCGCCTGACGCAACTGCTGTTGATTGAACAGTTGAAACAATTGATTCGCCAAAGCCTGAGCCTGCGATACCAGCGTTTGCTGTTACATAAACATAGTAAGTTGCCGCCGCAAGTGCTGTCTGTGAGCCGCTTGCAACTGGTGATGTAAGAGTTACAGTTGCAGGTGCCGCTAGTGCGCCTGAATAACCGCTTGCAGTTCCGCGAGCCATCAACATCATACGTTCTTCCATAAGCATTGTTGCATATAGAGTTGAAGTAGATGAAAGTTGGCGCAAGTCCTGATATCCCATACCTGAGAAGTTTGCGTCAAACGAAACTGCGTCAGATAGTGAGTAAGAGTTATATGGGAGTACTAGGTCATCTGCGGCGTATGAGATTTGTGGTCCACGTTCAAAGTTAATTGAACCAAACGCAGTAGTTGTGCTCTGTGTAATTCCCGGCCAAGTGTTACCAACTCCGCCAGTTCCTGTACCTGTGTAACCAAGAATACGCTTAACGCGGTGTGAAGTACCAACGCCCTTCTTGCGTGGAATTCGGTTACGTAGTGGTGTTGGACGTGGTGTAAGCAACTTTGCAGGCGCTTCTAGGTCAAATGCCGCAAATGATGTGCTAAGTGGAGATGTAAGTGTGATTTCTTTCTGAATATCCTGCATAGCCAAACGCTGTGAAGCAAGTGCGTTATTAAGCGCGCCTACTGCGTCAGGTGTAAGTGACTTGTTGGACATTAGTGATTCAAGTTGCGCAACTGGTGTTGGCGCTACTGTTGCAAATGTTGCCGCGCCTGACTTGATTGCCATAATGGCAGATGGGTCAGTTACGGAAGCATTGACAGACTTATTAAAAGCACCATTGAATTCTTCCTGACGTAGTGCCGCTTCTTTCGCGGAAGTAGCGTCAGAAAACAATTCGGTGGCTTTTAGTGGAGTTGTAGCCATTTGTTTCCTTTCGTAAAGAGTTTCTTGGTTAGTTGTTAATTAATGCAACGGCTTTGGCTTCAAAATCTGCCGCCAATTCCCGATATCCACGCGCCAATTCATTGTCGCTGGTATCTGCCGCCTTAGCACGATATTGCTCGGCAATTCGGCTGAACTCATTGAATTCAAGAATTGCTGGCTTACTTACTACTGCGCGCTTGGGTCCGCTACCTACTGCTTTGTTCTTAGCCGTTGCCAACTCTGCCTGTAACTTATCAATTTCCTCTTTATAGGAATTAATCTCATCACGGACAGTTGCTGTTGCACTCTTTACGGCTTTATCAACAATGGCGTCAATAACGTCATCATCTAGAGCAGGTTGTTCCGTTTCTTCAACGGAATTTTCTTGTTCAACTACTTCGGCGATTTCTTCGCCTTCTGCTGATTTTTCTTTTTCGGTTTTCTTGCCTTCGGCTTCTTCTACTTCTTCTTCCGCCGCTTCTGGCTTAGAACCTTCGGCAGTTTCTTCTTCGGCTGATTCGCCGTATTCTGCCTTTTCTTCATCTTCAATTTCAAGACCAGCCTCTTTGCACATTGACTTGCACTCATCAAGTGCCATTTTTGCGTCCATATATGCGGACTTGGCTTCTTCATACATCTTTAACATATCTTCTTTGGACGGCTTCTCGGAAACCGCTTTATCTTCTTCGTGTTCCATTTTTTCTCCTATCACGGTTTCGCTATCTGTGTTTTTTTCTTCTTTTCTATATGAGCCGCCACGTTCTTTGTATTCACGTGTAACCCACGCATTTGCAACAGCAGAAGGATAAACGTCAAACTTTTGTTTGGCTTCTGCTTTTACGCGGTTATAAAGTTCAGTATCGGCTGGCTCTGAATTGCCGCCGCCGCTATTAATGTTTTCGTAATCGGCTTCTTCTTCTTTGCCAATAAATTCTTCTACTTTTGCCAAGTCGCCTGCTGTGTCAGACTTTGCCAACATAAGTTTTGCATTTGGATTGGCTGGTCTATCTACTAAAGAAACTTCAACAATTTGTCCGTCAATGATTCTGCCGTTAGCGGCTTTGTTATCGCGCACAATACGTGGCGCTCTAATACCAATTGAGAATCCTTTTAGTACGCCTGTTTCAACTTTCTTTACAGATTGTGCGTCCACAACTAATGCAGAAATATAATAACCATCAGGCTTTGAATCTAATTCTTTGGCAACGCCAGCCGCAATACTGCTGTGTTGTTCACGAATATTACCGCCTGTTTTAAACCATTCAGGCATTGCTTTTTCTAGCCAAGTGGCGTCGCAAATTTGTTCGTCAATGTCTAATGAATCATCTGTGGCTTTTCCATAAACAAGCAAAGTTCCATCATCTTGTTTTTCTTGTTTAATAATTGCGGCGTAAGTGCTGGTCATATCAGTAGCCATAGATTTATCCTTTTTCTTTTCTCTCTCGGAAATACTATCTGCCCACGTTTTTCCTGCGTCGCCGCCCCACAGTAGCCAAGCAATATATCCAGCGGAAGGATTTGAGGCGTTTCCCCAATCTTTCCCTTTCTTATCAACTTCGTGCCGTGCAAAATAAGATACCATACGGCGGATAGTTTCTAACGGAATTCCTTGTCCATTTGAAAGACTTCTTGCACGTGCCACGCCAACAGGAGTTCCGCCACGATTGAACTCACGGCGTAATTCTAAGCCGCGTTTGGCATTACTGATAACGCCTTGCGGTGGGCTAAAACTCTCGGACATTTAGACTCTATGCCGAATAAGTAATTACTATTGCGCCTGCGGCTGACGCGGCGGCTGAAATTGCATAAACAACATCTCCGCCATTAACGTAGAACGTCTGCGAATTAGCGGCGGTCAATGTTCTGCCGATAGTTGCGCCTGATGTTGCAATAGTTGCGTCACCAATAAAAATAGAAGCCGAGTGTCCGTTATAAACTGTTATTGGCGTTTGGCGCGGCATACCAGTTGGCGCTGTAAAGATTGGCTGTGCTGTTGTAAAAGTTGCGGCATTTACGTGGTTAAAAGACATTGTTAATCCTCTCCATCAAGAATATACGATAGTGCATCCTCGCCAATATCACGTGTATCAACCACATATGGCGAAATGTCACACACGCAATTTGGGTGCGCTGGCGGTTCCGTATCTCCGCTAGGGAACGTGTCATCAATACGGATAGGCGACACATCGGCGTTCTCTTGGCATAAATCGCAAGGGTCGGCAACAATCCACTCTACCAGTTCCACGCCACTTTCTTCGTATAACTGGCGGCTCGCCGTTGCAACTGCGCGGCTCATTTCAGTTTGCGCGATTGCCAAAGCGCGTTCAGAATCATCAAAAAAGTCCGATAAATCAACTTCACTAGGCGGCAACCCTTGCGCCAAAGCAGTTGCCAATCGTGTGCCAATTCTGTCTAACGTAGTGCGGTTAATGCCTTGAATCGTTACGCCGCGACCATCTAATAGCGTGGAAAGACCGCGTGGCTTATTAACAAGCAGAGCGGCGGCTCTATTACCAGCCTTCCAATTATCCCAATTAATGCCAACGGCTCGCTGTAACTGTTGCTTAGTTGGCGCCTTGTTTATCTTGGCTTTGGCTATTGAGTTCATAGCAATATCTTCGCCAAGCAAATACGATTCTAAATAAAGTGTGCGAAATGCGTTCATAAGTGGTTCAGAATCTAGGCGAACATTTGTTCGCGCCCATTGGCGCGCTTGCTCTGTTGTCATAGATTCGGCATTGGGTTGTGCGCTCGCCCAATCTTCTTGTACTTGGGAGATATTAACGCTTTGCCGTAACGCTTGCCTAATTAATGCGGCGCGTCTTGCCGCCAATCGGACTTTAGCGCCGTTCTTTTTACGCCACGCCTGATTTGCCATTTACGCCAAATATCTTTCGGCATACCATCTTGCGCTGTCGTAATCCTTAATGCCAATAAATTTATTTAACACTTCGGCATACACAACAGGCACTTCACGGAAATTAAATGGGCGAGTAGGCGATTTTTTTAGCCAGCGCAAAAACATTTTAAGTTCGTCCGCCGCTTTTAAGCCCTCGTCATACTCTGAATCTTCTACTTGCTCATTTGATTCGGCTTCTGTTGGCTTATCTTCTACGTTAGGCACAGGCTTTTCTGAACCGCCGCCTACATCGCCGCCTGATTCAATCTCAATTGCTTCTTCGGCAGGCGCAGATATGCCTTCAAGTGCGCTATCAAAAGGAACAATGCCACTTTCTGTTACAAAATAGCCGCCTGTTCCCGTTACAATCATTGGCATATCGGCAATTGGCGATTCAATTAACGGCATACCGCCACGGCTTCTTGATTCGTTAAGAGTTAAACTGCCTGATTTAGTTTCAATGTCACGTGTGCGCGCAATTGATTCCAAATCTTGGCGTCCTGATTCCATAAATTTAAATTCAAGTTCACGTGGCATACCCAAGTATGTGTAAGACAAGTGGCTTAACATACGTCCGACCCAGTTAGCCAATGGAATTGCGCCAATAACTTCTGACGATTCAGCCTGACCCAATTGGAAACCGCCGCCGCCCAAACCGCCTTTAGGGTTAAAACCGATTTCAGATGGCATTACGCCATAGTGACCGCAAATGCTATTAACCAAATACTCATCTAACGTATCTTTAAAACGTTCGCCGTAGCCTTCAAATTGAACTGGTTCCATTCCAGTTGGCAATAGGCGCACACGCTTACGTTGTTCTGTTTGTCCTGCCAAATCATCATTAAAAATGTTTTCGTAGGCGCGAAGTAAATCAGGATTGTTACCAAAATTGGCGTCCGTTTTCATTAACAATTCAGGCGTAACGCCGTCTGTATATTCGGCACGTAACCATTGTTGGCGGCGTAAATAAATATCCGCGAGCGCAAGTGCGCGTTCTGTTGGCGAATAGCCATAAACTGTCATTGTTCGGCGATTGCGAATTAAATAAGAGAGTTCATCGGAAGTAAATTCGCCATCGGCGTTTTCTTTTCCATCTGACGCGGCAAATTCGCTACGTGGGAAACCAAAAAGAATTTGTTGGAAGGCAGGATACGGCGCCTGTGGTCGCATTCCTCGGTCATCAATTAACGGCTTAATAGTTGAGCCATCTAGTATCTGCAAGCCGAGCAAATCGCCGCCTACTGATGGTTGAGGCCAAACTGCCCACGCGTCTAACACCAAAATTTCTTCTAGTGCAATATTTAGCCAATCGGTAAATAAAAGTCCGTTAGTAGGGTCAGGCTGTTCCCAAAATTCTCTAAGGCGGCTAATCTCTTCCGTGTATCGCTCACGCGCAACAGACATAGCACGAACGTGATTGCCGCCAATTTCTGTAATAATCTTTTCGGCTGAATCTTCTGCCAAAACAATGTCCCACTCTAGTCCTGAAATCTTTGCCTTTAAGACTTCAATACAACGGCGCAAAATATCAATTTGGTCTGCCGCCGCACGTAGTGTTGCAAACGGAACAAGTTTAGTTGCCGTGATATTAATATTTTGTGCAACTTGAAATTCATAACGGCGTGGGTCAGGGCGTCCGCTATCTAAACGCGGTGGGTTAATTGCGCCCGGAATAATTGGCATACCAGGCGCAAATGGAACGCCTGACACCATTGGGTCACGTGGAAGTGCAACTGATTGTCCGTAAGTAGTTTGATTTGCGGCGTTGCGCATATCCATTTCGGTCATTGTTACTGCGCCTGCTGGCAGATTTGGACCCTTAACTAATTCGGCGGCTACTCTTTCGGCAATACGGTCTATTAGACCCATATTCTCTCTCCTTTTATTAGCCTTGAACCACTACCCTGTATTGGTTAGAAGTTGGTGCAACGGAGAATAGCAAAGTAATTGTGTTTGTAGTTGCGTGGTTTACATCGCAAATTACTTCGGCATATGGCGCAGAATTGTCATAGACAGTTACTTGCACATCTCTAGTGCCTAAATTGTGCGTGATTGTGTAAGAAGTGGCGGCGCCATCGCCTACATCTGCGCCATACTTGCGAACAACAACTGCCGTATCAATGGCAACTGTATTAGTAAGAACAGAAATACCAAGCCCTGCGCCTACTGCCAAATCTGTTGTGAGATTTAAGCCTGATGTAGTGGCAAGTTTAATTTCCGCGCCGCTTGCGCCAGTTTGTAAGCCGTATCCGCTACGTGGCGCAAACGAGAATACAGAGCCATTAAGAACAACGCCGTTGCTTGCTGTATATGTGCCAGCGCCGCTAAATTGCGCCCAAACAATTTCAGTAGTGCCGAGAGTTACTGGCGCGTTGTTTGTGCAAACCCAACCAGTATCGGCATTAGTTGTTCCTTGTTCTACGAATACATATGCACTTGGAAATTCTGAGCCAGCGTTCATATCTGCCGAACGTGTTGGCGCGCCAGTTGCATTAACTACATAAATGCCGTTTGCTGTTGCGTCTGTTTGATTCTTAATAAGAATACGTTCGCCAGTTGCAAGAGTAACGCCATCAACTACTTGTCCATTAGCAAACGCAGTTGCCAATGTTCCGTTTGTTGTTGTTGCCGCTACTACGGAAGCCTTTGTGTCTAAGCCTTGTGCAACTGAATCTACATAGCCTTTATTAGCCGCGTCGCCATCTGCACTTGGTGTTCCAACATTTGTAAGTTTAAATCCAGCCATTGATAAATCGGCGGCTGGCGTAAATGCGTGAGTGTGGTCCTCTTTAGATGGCGTTGTTGCTGTGCCAGCAGAACCAGTTACGCCAGCAATTGCATTTGGTGTTGCTGTGCCAAGTGCAGGAGTTCCGTGTGTGTGGTCGGCACGTGCATAGTTTGTTGATGTGCCGTTTGCTGATGATTGTCCATAAGATGTTTCAGTTACTACGTTGCCAAAAGCATTAGCCTGTTGCCAAGTTGAGCCATCTGAGTAATAAAATAAATAGTTATCTGTTGCATAATAAATTGTGCCTGCGTCCACAGAGTTAGCGGCTGGACGATTAGAAAGCAAACCTGATTGTACGGCGTTGCCTGCAACTTCCCAACGTGTGCCGTTGTAAATGTAAAGTTGATTATCGCCTGTGTTGTAATAAACCTGACCTGCCAATGGTGTTGATGGCGCTGTGGCAAGATTCTGAATTACGGCATTTTGTAATTCGTTTTTATTTAAATCAATGCTTACTAGAAATTTGCGGCTCATTGTTTTCTCCTATATCACATACGCCGTGCCAGTAAAGGCACTCGTAAAGGTTATCACCATTTGGTTTTTACTTGGGTAACTAAATGTGCCTTCACATTGTGTTCCTGCCGAATCTAAAACAACCGCAGTTGGCTCGCCGCCAAGTCCGTGATTGATTGTCCAAACGGCACTTGCTGTTGATTGCGTGTGCGTATAAAAAACGGCGGCGGGGTCACCGCTTGCGCCTTGTGGACCAGGCGCCGTTACTATGACAGTTGGAATAACTGGTTGAACAACTACTAAATCGTCACTCATCTTGTTATCTCCGCACTCACTAGAATTTG